AGCGTGATGGAGGACGAGAGTACGTACCAGTCCAGTGATGGCCTCATTCAGATCCAGGCCTCCCACGACAGTGGGAAGCGCTTACGGCATCTGTTGAGGGTCAACCATTCGAAACTCGCCCCGGACCCGTTCCGGCCTACCGAGAACGTCAAAGTGTCGATGAGTCATTACATCGTCTTTGATGTTCCGGTTGCTGGATATACGGCTACCGAGGCGTTGGCTGTCTACACGGGCTTTAAAACCCTGTATACGGCCACTTCGGATGCGCTCGTCACCAAGCTACTCGGTGGCGAGTCGTAGAGGACCTGTATCTTCGCTCGATTTTACCGCCCTGACCTCGAAAGAGGTTCGTGCGATAGTCGAATCGGAGATACCTGTCGGAAAGGCGAACGTTAATCCCGATGGGATTGAGGTTTACTTGAAGGCTAACTGGAAAGTTATCCTTCTTGTAGCCACAATCCTTAACGTGGTTAACATAACGTCAGATAGTGTTCTTGCCTGGTTCTTTGGCTCGCTTTATGCGAGTTCAAAGCCTTGGTAGGGACCTATTTGACGTCCATTCGTCTGATGAGACGGATGAGGCCAATTCCGTGCGCCATTAGGCGTTCCTATGGTCTAGATTCACTGTAGCCCGTGTGATAAAGGTCGGTACAAAAACCGATCCTCACGAGAAGTGAATCTAGTCAAGTGCCACTGGCTAAGGAACTGCTACCTCAAATGAGGAGGACAGTTGAAAAGCCTGATGTCACTCTGGTCTAGGGTTGCAGAGGAATCTGCAGCCCGATGCTGCACTAGCGCCACTTTCGACATTAAAACCGTCGAAAGGCGAGTCGAACATGAGGGGTTATCGTTTTTAACGATAACTCTACCTGAACTTGGAAAATCTACCCAAAAGTGGATAGACCAAGGAAAGGTCGGTCCTCAACACGCCTTTACCAAGCGTGAAAGTCTCCCCCTATTTCTAGGAGGTTTCTTTGACCGTGTGTTCGACCGGAGCAGTGGCATGTTGCTTGAAGAACCATGTATAGATGCAATCATTGCCATACGTCAACTAACGTTGATGTTTGGCAAACTTCTGATTCCTTGCACCCCTGCGAGGGAGCGGAAGGCTATACGTGGTTATATCAAGTGTGAGCAGGATGTCCGGAAGTTCGACATGGAAGTTAGTCAAAAAGACCTGATTAACTTCCGACGTATGTCGAATTTGCTTTTCCGAGATGTCTTTACCCAGATGGATAGAGATATCTATTATGGAGAGCTTCTCCCGAAGCATGGTCCTGGTTCAACAGCAGATGGTCTTACCAGCAATGGTAAGTATCTGATGAAGACCTGGACTAGCCGACTCGAGGGCATATTTCCAGCCCACGAGTACTTGATTCCAAATTACCATTTTACGGGTGATTTGGATCAGGTGAACATCCTCGAACCTGGTGCTGAAATACCTGTCAAGGTTATTTCAGTTCCTAAGACGTTGAAAACGCCAAGGATAATCGCA